CCTGGACAACCTATCTAAGCAAAGTAGAAAACCACATCGCGGACCATTGGACGCACAAACAGATAGCTAAGATCCGCGTAGAAGACGTCGAAGCATGGGTTTATGGCGACTTGGTAAAACAGAAACAGCTTAGCTCAAACACGATTAAAGAGATATTAGGACTATGGCGCAAGATTTACGGCTACTGGTCACGGCACCAAGCGCAAGTAAATGACCCATCTCAGTACATCAAGCTTAACTTTAACGATCCAGACGACATATACCCCTTTGATAAAAGCGAAATAAGTCTCATTACACAATCAGAAAAGGACCAGGCGCGGCGCAATCTATGGACAGTCATGCTCTGGTCAGGATTATCATCGCATGAGCTGCTACCATTGGCCATAGAGGACCTAGACTTAAATAACGGCTATGCTTATATCAAGCGCGGCGTAGTAAAAGGCAAATATCGCGTCACAAAGAACAGACGGCGTAAGCGACAAGTCGAACTACTGCCCGTAGTAATCGAAGCGCTACGCAGTCAACTGGATCTAATCAAAGATAACCCAGCGCAGACCGTTATGATTACTGAGCGCGATCATCGTACCGAACGAGCACATACATTACAGTTTCTTTGGCATAATCCGAATACTGGTACCCATCACACTTATGAGCAGCTGCGCCACCAATGGCGCGATTACCTCGAGAGTATCAATATAGACTATCGACCGCTTAATAACGGCCGTCACACTTATGCAAGCCAAGTCCTTTCGACTGGCGTCGTCTCAGCTGAGTGGTTGGCCAAACAGCTAGGCCATAGTAATACCGATATGATCCACAAGCACTATGGCAAATTCATACCGCAAGATTCTGGCCACATAATAAGACTACTCAGCAAAGCCCTCGACCTATAACCCAGCCCACGACACAATAAAAAGGGTTTCTAACGTTAATTCGCTAGAAACCCTTTATTTATGGGCGTTCACAACATATTTATCATGGTTTTGTCATAAAACCCAACCCATAACCCTGCCCACGCCACCAAGCTAGCACTATTCTTTAGGCATTAAAAAAGCCTACACAAGGTAGGCTCTGTAAGGGTTTCAGCATATTCAGCTATTACCCGATATTTGGCGGAGACGGAGAGATTCGAAACCTCCAAATATGCTAGCCTCTGCAGCGCTTTAGGTTTAAAACCCTTAATGCATAACGGTTACAGCTCTAGTAGTCGGTAAGATAGGTTAATTATATCAGCCCATGAGTAGCCCACATACTATATATAAATCTCTACAGATATATCTACGGAGTATATCTAGCTTTTTTCTGTATATATTCTAGGTAGTCAAATAAAAAGGTAATAAAGGTAATAATTATTATATTATTCTCTATAATCCTTTATCTGTATAGCCTGTAGCGATTTATCAAAAGGTAATAAAAAGGTAATATATAAGTAATAAGTTACCTTAATAAAAAGTAATATCTACTATATTATAAGTATATGTTTTTATTATAATTTCTAAAAAGTTGCCTTTTTTATTACCTCTTATTACCTTTTAGAGGTAATAATATTTGCTATTAATATCAATAACTTACAACCAATATTATCAATTATTACCTTTATTACCTTTTCTTTGTGCCGTCACCATATTCTAAGGCCTTAATTCTGCTGCATAACCCGCATCATAGCGCATTATTATGCATCACCGTTATATCTATCTATTGTTGAACCACGGGCTTTCTAGGGGGCTTGTGATGCATCAAAATAAAGACATTAAGTATCCAAAGCTCGGGCGGGAGGGAGCGATTTTTGCCATGGTAAAGTGACAAAAAAAGGCCACTCAATATGAGTGGCCTTTTAGTATTAATTATAATTATTTTTCAGGTTTAGTTAGCTCGTAGTCATTGAATGAGATAATAATCTCACCGACCTGCTCATTGATATCGAGCAGCATATTTTGTAGCGTGAGTATCTCATGCCAGTAGAATACCTCGGCTGCTTTCTTGGCGTCACCAAAGCCGCCTGCGTTATTCGGTACCACTCCCATTAATTGCGGCGGTACTCGGTGACCAGCTAAAGTATCATCGCGTGAGGCTATTTTGATATTAGCAAACTCATCTTTGGCGGCGACCTCTGCTAGGGGGATGACTTTTACGCCGTCGGTTTTGCCATTGGGTGTGTACATAAATAGGTTTTTAAAATTACCTGCACCCTTCGACTCTCTTACTGCATCCTCCAAGTCGTCAACATCTTCCTGTGTCGATAGCGGATCTGAGACATGCAAAATATAACCGGCATGGGCACCGTTCTTATAATAGCGGCGGCGGAATAATGTTGCTGCTTCATTCAAAGTAATAGCATTAACACTGCTTAGATAATCTGGCACACCGTATATTTCTTGATTGATGTCTGGATTGTACACATGAATGATTTGCTCATTGTATTCAATCGATGCGCCTTGACGATAATCAACATGACGATAGCTATCACCTTGTATTGATTTGCGCGTATGCCGCGCTAGTTTGGGGCGTAGCTGCAGTATGCCACCTAATCTATTGCGGACTACTTGCACGTAAGCATTATCAAATACTAATAAGTTAATCACTAGACTGATAAAGGCTTGGCGGCTTAGCTTTGGGTGTGGCCGGTATAAACTGGCCAATACATTCCGCTTGGTAATCAACGCGCTAGTGTGATGACTGGTCGCATGATAGAGTTTGGCCACCGCATCAATATCGTACGGATATTCATAATGATGCTGATACATGGGACAGTACTCATACTCAAACATACCGCGCCCGTCAAGCACTGGCTCTGGGTCACCAAAGCTGTGCATGATTATCTTTTTACCAGTATTATCTGGCGCTACTGTTTCCGTCATCTGTGTACTCCTATTCGTGATTTGTTGACGCCATCATTAATCTGATCTGTACTAGCAAGTGGCGCTTTTTCTAGCGCGTTCATGATTGCCCATGCGACATCGCTGTGGCCAGTTTCTTTTGATCGACTGCTAACAAACGTCATCTGACGCTGACTGCCAGTCAGTGCTTGTTTAATAGCTATAAAGGCTTTGGCAATATCAATACTGCCAGCGTCGAAGTGTAATTTGCGGCGCGTGAACAACTCTTTTGCTCTCAGCGCCATGCGAGTTTTACTCTCTACGCTGTAGTTAATAGCTGTATAATTAGGAAAGAATTTTTTAACGTGTTCAGCAACTGATATACCTGCGCCAGTGGTATCAATGCCTAGAAACTCTACATCATAACGCTCACAAATCTTCTTGATATGCTGCGCTTGGACGTGGGGCGGCATATGGTCAAGATGGATGCGCTCAAGCACGCGGTATGGTTGACCTTCTTTTTCTGGTGGTGCGATGACTGCTAGCGCTGGCCTATCTCCAGTAAAACTTGGGTCATAACCGACCCATACTGGCTTAGCAAACTTCTTGCTACCCATTGGGGTAAAGTCATCCCATATCTGCCAACTGTCTACCATGTTTGGTTGCAGTACTGACAACGGAAAGTAGCTATTGCTATCGTCAAGAAAGACACACATGAACAGATTTGCAAAGCGTTCAGGCGTGTATTCTAGTAGCAGCTGCGCAATATCAAGCTTGTCAAATCCGCCGCGAATCGCATCTTTGATAGTAACGATTAATCGCCATTTACCATCATCACAATAGCGGCCAGACTTTAAAGCGCTGTGCGAGGTATCAATATCTTTTTTATTGACGCCATCCTTACCCGTCCAAAAAGCATAAGCTTCATGCAAGACGCTGCTTGGTGTCGATAGATAGACTTGCTGAAAATGACTTTGAGATGCCATTCCAGATGCGACCGCACGAAACTCTTTGAACTTACGAATCCAAAAGAACTCATCCATAATGACGTCGCCATGACGTCCTTGCGCTGTCAGCGCATTGGTTCCCATGTAATACAAACTAACTTGCGTATTGTCTTCAAGCGATAATACGATTGGCTCCCCGCCAATATTTCGACCCAGCACCTCAAATACAAATGCTTTGATGTATTCGATGAACTGGTAAGCCTGCGCCTTACTTGCTGATAAAAATATCTTATTCTTTTTGGTACGTAACGCGTTAATCAGCGCCCAAATTGCGATGACATAGGTAGCACCAATCTGCCTTGACTTGAGCATCATAAAGATACGTGCAGCGCGATGCTTTTTATTACCGTCCAGTATTTCGACCCAGCGCTGTTGAAACTTATACGGCTGTATCAGTAGTTTAAAAGCGTCCTCGAGCGCGTCGATTTCTTCTTCAGTAAATAAGTTTTTGACTGCAGGTTTACGATCTTCTTTGTAGCGTTTAGATAAGTTTGGATTTAATTCAGCCCCATTGCCCCCTTCGTTATAGCGCTTTATTTTTGCCGTTCGCTCTAGCTGCTTCATAAAGAAGTCATACTCTTTATATTCAGCATTACCCTTATTTTTCATACCTATTAATGCAAGCATTCTCGCTTGCATAGCCGCTTCTACATTCTCAAAAATACTAGCACGCACCCACGCATCACGCTTTTTCCAACTAGCGACAGTTGGGCGCTTTTCATTTAATTCTTTTGATATTTGAGTGACGCTCAGTCCTTGCGCATAAAGCAAGCGAGCGCGTTCGCGGTTGTCAGTTTTGACGCCGTCTGATGTGTCTATTTTTTTAGTAGTCATAAGGCTATAGCTTATAGCTCACCGCCCTTGCGACCACTCGGTTTTTGACCGTAAATAGCGCTTACGGATAACATTCGGTTGCCCGTAGGCCGTGTTACACGACAAACTAAAGCCTATTTAAAGATATCAAATTCATATTATCCAACTTTAATAACTGAGGTTACCTATGCCTGATTCAGCCTTACCTGGTAAACGAGTCGTTAAACGCTTTCGCGTCGCCCGTGAGGGTCAGACTGTTGACGGCCGCACGCTATCGCAAGAACAAATTATTGATATGTCAGAAACATACGATCCGGTCGAATATACGGCGCGTATTAATTGTGAGCACATGAGTGATTATTGGTCAGGACTTCACGGCCGTAATAATGACGGCGCTTTAGGTGACATCATTAAAGTTGATCATGCTGTAGAGACATTCGTTCAGAACGGATCTAATGTTCAGCTAATGTGCTTATATGCCACTTTGTCAGTACTCCCTACGTTGGTCGATGCCAATAAAGAAGGTAAGAAGATTTTTACCTCTATCGAGTTTTATCCCAAATTCGCTGATACCGGACGCGCGTACTTAGTGGGTCTAGCTGTGACTGATAGGCCGGCTTCAAGAGGTACAGAGCCGCTAAAGTTCAGTACCAAAGACAATGCGCTTCGCACCAACCCAAATGATCAAGAGCTTATTCTTATGACTAAAGATAAAACAACAACCGCACATGACGATCAAAAAATTGAGCAGCCCGCGCCACCAGTAGACGATACTCAAGAGCTTAATAATAAATCTAATGAAGATGGGTTTTTGCAAAAGCTATCGAGTATGTTCGCATCTAAAAAATCAGGTATGAGTCAACAAGAGCAAGATCTTGTGCTTGAGTCGTTTAGCCAAGTTAACCAAAAAGCGGACAAAGCAATTGAAGAAAACAAGTCGCTCAAAACTGAGTTATCTGAGTTAAAGACCGAGTTTGAATCTTTAAAGACTCAGCTGTCATCTGAGCCTGCAGTTAATCTTACGAACACGCCTCCGAACCCTGGTACCGGTGGACAGCTGACAGCGTTTTAATTAGCGCTAGCACACTAATTTTATTTTAAATAAGGACGACTATGTACGTTTTAGATGATGTAACCGCGCTTGCGTTGCAAGATTACAAAAAGCAAGTAGCGCGAGTAAATGGTAGTGAGAACTTTGCGGCACCGTTTACTGTTGCTGCAGCCGCTGAACAAAAAATGATTGAGGCGTATCAAGAAGCAACCGACTTTTTGAAACGCATTAACGTTCAGCCTGTAAAGCAAGCTCATGGCCAAAAGTTAGCGCTTGGCAATGGTCGTACTGTTGCTAGTACTACTGATACTCGTGTCCAACCGCGCCGACCCACTCATCTTGGTGATGTGGAAGGCGTTGATGACTATTTATGTACTCACACTGATTACGATATTGCTTACGACTACGATGTTATTGACAACTGGGGCCATCTTCCTGATTTTCAGTTGCGCATGGCGAACATGGGCATCAAGTCAGTCGCTCAAGATAAGCAGCGCATTGGATTCAATGGCACCCACCGCGCCAAGACTTCTAACAAGTCGCTTTACCCCAAGTTGCAGGACGTCAATATTGGTTGGTTGGAAAAGATTCGCGGTTATAGCCCAGAGCGTCATATTGACGGTATTTCGATTGGCTCGGCGCAAGAATTTAAGAATATTGATGCGCTGGTGGAAATGGCGATTAATGAATTAATCGGTGAAGAGTTTCAAGACGCCGACGACTTAGTCGTAATTACCAATCGCAACATGGTGTCTGATAAATACATCTCTTTAATCAACCGCGATCAATCTGCGACTGATCAGACAGCTGCAAACGCGCTCTATCAGAAAAAGCAATTAGGCACGCTTCCTGTAGACACCCCAGCGTTTTTCATCCCTGGTGCCATCCTAATCACCAGTTATGACAACCTATCTATCTATCAGCAGCGCGGTACATTACGTCGTCATCTACGCGATGAACCCGAATGGAATCGTACTACGGATTACCAGTCAGTCAATGAGTGCTACGTGGTGCAGGATTATCGTAAAGCTGCTCTTATTGAAAACATTGTCTTGGAGGATTAAATGAAAAGTAATTCTTTACGCGCTCACTTTATTAAAACCCAGGCTGCTAACAAAGCAGCTCGGGCTAATGCGGACCCGCGGCTATCAGCTCAGGTATTAGGCCGCCGCACCGGTACAACGATGGTCAGTCAGTCAACGCCAGTTTCTGATGCGCCATTCAATGATGACGAAAATCCTGATACCGGTAGTAATATCGAGCTCAAGTTTTGGAACGATGACCAGCAACTTTCGAACATTCAATCTATTAGCCATAAGACGGAGTTAAAAAAGGAATTCTTACCTTTTTACATTCCTTGGATTGAAGGGACGATCGCTGAGGGCGTCGGTAGCCAAGACGATATGCTAGTTAAGCTGATGGTCTGGTGCTTAGACACGCATGATTTTAAAACCGCCGTTGATATCGCTGCTTATGCTCTGCTTAATGATTTTGTTATGCCGGAGCCGTTTACTCGTGATGTAGCGACTGTATTTGTAGAACAATTAGCAGATGAGATGCTGTCTTTTGACAAAGACACTGATGTCTCTGTACACGCTGACTTAGTTCAACGCGCTATCGAAGTCACTACGTCTCAAGATATGCCAGATCAAGTCCGCGCTAAACTCTACCGCGTATTTGGCGATAGCTTAAAAGATGCTAAGCCAGACGATGCCATCAATGCTTATAAGATTGCTATTAAGCTTGATGACAAAGTCGGCTGCAAAAAAGACCTCGCTCAGCTTGAAAAAGCTGGGGAGTAACGACCCCACCCGGGAAGCGGCTCACTGCGCCAATGTTGTTTGCTGATCGCATCACAGCAGCGGCAAAGTGACCACCGCTTTTTAATTTGCAGGTAACGCTATGTTGATCAATCAGCAAGTCCAGGCACAAAACGCCCCAAACTACTACGCGCACTTACCTTCTGTGAGTACAGACGATATGGTGCAGCTGATGCGGATTGATAAGACGCTGGGCTCTGATCGTATTGTAGGTTATATCAATGACGCTTACGACACGGTCAATGGCGAATTACCTGCCTCCTTTTTTAGCTTGCTTACTCTACAGCGTCATCTATCTGAAAAGCGTATTCTCTCCAGTATTTTTGAGCGGACCTATAGACGCGCTGTAATGAATGAAGCTGCGGCGCTTATCGCTGATAACTATGTCGATTACGATACCACTAGCCAAGGCGCTATCAGTGGAGACGTGCAGCTGACAAAGTCAGATCGCCTGCGCCGTATCGTTAGTCACTGCATAGCAGATATGACGGGGCGTAGGCGCAATCGCGTGACACTCTTATGACATCTAATAAGTATCAACGCACTATACGTGCTATCCAAAACGACACATTAGACGCTATCGCGTATCGTATTTATGCTGAACGTTCAAGAGATATGCTACCTCAGATTATCGATAGTAACCCTAGTTATGCGCCGCAAGCCGTATTGCCTATTGGCGCC